TAGAAAAAGTATTTGGTAATTCAAAACATCAATAATGGCAAAACAAATAACTTCTAACTATAAAAAGGTTAAGGTAAAACGTAAGGGTATACACAGTAAAAACAATCAATCAGCTTTGAAATCTTCAAAGAATTATAGCAAGAAATACAAGGGTCAAGGAAGATAATTTTTAAAAAGTTTTTTTTAATCAAATAAAATATATAACTTTGACATTTTAAATAGTTGTTATTATTAAATAATAATTCTAAAAGAATTTATAAAATTAAAATAATTATAAATATTAAATTAAAATATAAGTTTTGGGAATAGATGAAAAAATAAGAAAGATACAAAGTTATAAAACTTGGTCTTTAAAGAAGAAGGTAGATGCACTATTAGAAATAGATGCTAATATGTATACTAATCTTGGTAGGGAATCAAGTAAAACAGAAAAGAAAGAAGTAAAAGCAATAAGCAGAAAAATCTACAAGGCTATATCTTTAATAAGTCCTTTAGATGGTTATATTTTAGAATCACATATGAATGAAAAGGATTTAAGAAATCTTGTAGATGCCTAAAATTAAAAAACCAACAAGAAGTAAACTTGTAAAAAAACTTGATACAGTATTTAGCCAGTATATAAGATTAAGCAATGCGGACAACAATAAAAATTGTATTTGTGTTACTTGCAATAAGACGTTCTTTTGGAAAGAAATCCAAGCAGGGCACTTTATGAGCAGAAAACATTATTCTATACGTTGGGATGAAAGAAACGTTAAACCACAATGCGCTGGGTGCAATGTCTTCAGATATGGGGAACAATATAAATATTCTCTTTTTTTAGGTTCAGTTGTTGCAAATGACTTATATTTGAAAAGTAAAGAAATTGTAAAGTTTACTAATTATGAACTTGAAGATATGACAAAAGATTACAGCGACAAGCTGAAAAAACTTACTTGATTTTTTTCTTGTAATATTGTTCTTTGTTTGAAAGGGGTAGCAGAAATGTTGCTCCTTTTTTTTTGTTAATTATTTTTTTGTATCTTTACGATATGGAACAATTTACAAAAGCAGAACTCTATGGTAAGACTTTAGAACTGCAACACGAAAACGAACAATTAAAGAATCAATTAATTTTAAACTTAAAGAACAATGAGTAAGAAAGAAACAAGTATTAATGAAAAATTATTTAACCTACAACAAGAAATAGGTACAATTAGCAAGGATGCAAGTAATCCTTTTTATAAATCAAAGTATTTTGATATTAATTCACTTATTAAACAACTTCAACCATTACTTAAAAAACACAGACTTTTATTATTACAACCTATTGAAGAAGATATGGTAGTAAGCAAGTTACTTTGTGTTGATGGCGGAGGTGGTGTTGTAAGTGGTTTAAAATTGCCTGAAATAACAGACCCACAGAAAATATTGGCCTGCATAACTTATTACAGACGTGGAACATTGACTTCTTTGCTTGGTTTACAATCTGAAGATGACGATGGAAATACAGCGAGTGGTAACACAGCTCAATCAAATGATAAATCTTGGTTAAATAAAGATACTTTACAATTTACAAAAGCTATTGAGTTTTTAAAACAAGGTGGAAACATTAAAGATATTGAATCAAAATATAAAATAAGTAAAACAGTTAAGGATGAGTTATCTAAACTGTAAAATTAAAAAAGTATATTACACAACCAAATATAAAAATAAATTAATCAAAATAACTATCTATGGACATTATAGGAAACATCAAACTTATTTCAGAAACTGAAGAAGGAACATCTAAAGCAGGAAAAACTTGGGCTAAACGTCAAGTCGTTGTAACAACGGATGAAAAATACCCACAACATATTGCTATTGATTTTCTGGGAGATAAAATACTACAAGTAAATAACTTTCAAGTTGGCAACCCCGTATGTGTTTCAATTAACATTCGAGGAAACGAATACAATGGTAAGTATTATAATAGTATAAATGGGTGGAAAATAGCTAATCATATTGGTAGTGTTGGAAACGAACAACAACAACCGTCAAGAGAACAAGCAGCCGATTTACCATTTTAATTTAATAGGGGTTAATAGCCCCTTTTTTTACATCTTAATGAAACAACTAAAAGAGAATGAGCCTTTTCCTGTTGACTTTTGGAATTACAAAGTTAATCACATAACAGGATATTATATTAAATCAAACAAAAACGAACAAAACAAAAAAACAATTAAAAAATACGCTAAACCACCACAAGGATTATGATAGCACAAGCAAAGAACTTACAAAGCAAGATATTAGATATTAAGTATGGAAGAATTAAACAAGGTTTAAAACTTGACATTCCAGAAATTGATGAACATTTAAGATATAAACAAGGCAATTTTAATTTGGTAATCGGTCACGCCAATTCGGGTAAAACAACCATTGTAATTTATCTGTTTGTATTATGGGCAATAAAGTATAATTTAAGATTCTTAATCTGGTCAAGTGAAAACACACCACAATCAATAGTTAGAAAGATTATAGAGTTTAAAATGGGTTTGCCAATTACTGAAGCAACAGACGAGCAAATTAATACAGCTGTTTCTTGGTGTGATAATCACTTTAAAATAATAGATGTTGAAGACTTATATACTTATAAGCAATTAATAAAAGAATCTAAACAAATAAAAGAGGCTTGGGATTATCATTGTCTTTTAATAGATCCCTATAATAGTTTAAGCAAAGATCCAACGCTACAAAGACTGGTTGGAAATTCTCACGACTATGATTATCAAGTGGCAAGTGAATTAAGACTATTGGCAAAAAAAGAAAATATTACAGTATATTTAAATGCTCACGGAGTAACGAGTGCTATGAGAGCTGTACATCAAACAGGACACGAATACGAGGGATTGCCAAAACCCTTAGGAATGGCAGATGTTGAAGGAGGCGGTAAATGGGGAAATCGAGCAGATGACACTTTATGTGTTCACAGATACACGACACATCCCACAGACTGGATGTACTCAAATATTTTAATATTAAAAGTAAAGGAGAATGAAACCGGTGGCCGTCCTACCTCGTTTGAATCTCCGATTAAGCTGAAGATGACAATTAACAATGTTGGATTTGAATACTTAGGAAAAAATCTTTTAAGTAATAAAGATGTTAAATTAAATAAAATACCGTTTTGATTATACTTATTTTTTTATTAATAATTGCGTTTGTTTTTTTATTGATAGGCCATTTAAAAAGTGGAGAAATTATTATAAGCCCCATAAAAGGAATAATGTTTGGTTTTTTATATCACAAAGAAGAATATTTAGAGGAGGATGAGTTCACCTTACAATGTTTGTTAGGGGTAATTAGTGTAAACGTAATATGGAAAAAACCGCCAAATGGCTTAGAATAGTAGCGAAAGATCACGACAAATGGATAAAGTTAGTCAACGATCTTGGAGAATTTAATTTTGCAGAAGACATTGTGCAAGAAGCATATATTGTTTTATATAAATATACAGATGAAGAAAGTATAATTAAAAACGGTAAAGCATCAAAAGGCTATATGTTTTACACTTTACGATCGGTTTTATTTCAGTTTTATAATGCTAAAAAGAAATTAAAACGACAAGACATAAACGACACCAATTTTTTTAATCAAATACCAGATATTGATAACTCAGAAATTGAAGAAGGTTATAATGATTTTTGTATTATGTTAGATAAAAAAGTTGATACGTTTAATTGGTATGATAAAAAGTTATGGAAGTTATATAGTCAAACCGATATGAGCATTCGAAAAATAGCTTCAGAAACTAAAATAAGCTGGGTCAGTATATTTAACAGCTTAAAAAATATTAAAAACGATCTAAGAGAAGATTTAAAAGAAGACTATGAAGATTGGAAGAATGAAGATTATGAACATTTAAAATAGAAATTATGGAAGATTACAAAGGAGACAAAAGAAGCAAAGAGTATCGACAATGGAAAAAGAATCTTAAAGAAGCCAGTAATGGTCTTGGAGATAAAGTTGAGAAAGTTTTTAAAGCTACAGGAATTGATAAAGCTGCAAAATTTATATTAGGCGAAGATTGTGGTTGTGATGAAAGAAAAAAGGCATTAAACACTTATTTTCCACACAGAAAGATTAATTGTTTAACTGAATATGAATACAATTATTTGGCTGATTACTTTGAGAATTCGCCAAACGTTATAAATTCAGGTAAACAAAACGATTTAATATTAATATACAATAGAGTGTTTGACGATAGAGCAAGTCCTACAAGTTGTGGAAGTTGTTTCTTGAATGGAGTACACGCTAAGTTGAAAAAAGTATTTAACGAGTATAACGATTGAAAGAAAAAGATTTATTTGAATATCTTATTGATTGCTGTTATCCTGACTTAGTAAAGGCCAAAAAAAAATTAAGTAGATGGGATTGTTATAGCCCAGAATTGAGCCATCGAATAGAATTAAAATGTCGTGGTAAACATTACGATACTCTTTTGATTGAAAAAAAGAAATTTGATGCTATGATTATTAAGTGTAACGACAATTTAGATATTCCTTTATACATTAATTCAACACCAAAAGGCGTGTTTAAATTTAATTTGTATATTGTCAAACCTATTTGGGAAATTCAATATCATAATAAAACAACGCAATTTAAAAATAACAATAAGATCCCAAAAGAAATTGCAATGTTAGACATTAAAGACGCAGAAATATTATAAACAATGAACAAGAAAATAAACAATATTAAAGAAGCTGAATATTATGCCAATTTTAATTCAGTAGGTGAACACATAATTAAATCAAGAAAGTTAAAACCAGAAAACAAAGCATTAAATGAAATGTATTTTTCTTGGCAAGAAATAGGCTTTTATGTACACAATCTTATAGGTAGCGAAAGACTTTACAACGATTCTTTAAGCGAGTATAGAATGGATAAGATTCGTGCAATAGAACGTGCGAGAGTTGCTGAAGATAAAGTAAAAGGATTAGAACAAGAGATACAGAAGTTAAAAACAAGAATAGATGTTGGTATTTAAAATAGTATTAGGATACGGACTATTAAGAATAATAGAAGCAATGGTAGTTAAAACAATAAAAGAAAATTATAACAATGAGTGATTCAATAAAGAAGTGGCACGAAATGCAAGAAGATAAAAACTGGACTGCTGATAGTACAGGATATACATACAACAACTTGCCAAAAGACCCAATAGTATTAAGTGTTTTAGAGAAGTATAAAGCACGTTCAAGAGATGGTATTATAAAATATGGTACAACACTATACGATAACCCTGATGGTTTTTTTAAGTTTCTTACACATCTTCAAGAGGAGTTAATGGATGCTACGCTATACATTGAGAAACTAAAACAACAGAAATGAAAGAAAGCACATTAGTTAAAATGCAATACGATCTTAAATTAGTTCAACAAGCGTTAGTGGTTGCGTTAAATAAAATAGAAGTATTAGAAAAGAAATTAGAAAAAAGTTAATAAAATGTTTGTATGTTAAAAATAAATACTATATTTGAGTATTATTAACAAAAATAGAGGTTACTAATCGTTAGATTTTCGTTGAGTAACTAAACAAGACAAAAGAGATTAAACCTCTATTATATTAAAACAAACAAAATGATAAAACAAGGTAATGAACAAGAATATATTAAGGATCTAAAAAGAGCTTTGATTAGAGATGAAGTAGCTTTAGACACTTTATATCAAAAAGAAGTAGACCTACTTAAAAATATTAAAAGAATTAGAGAGTATTTAAAAAGAAATAAATAATCAGGGGCAACTTCCCTTTTTAAACAAAAAACAATGGACATTGAGAAACGTACACAAAACGCATTTAAGATTGGACAGGCTTTAGGTTTAGCAAAACAAATACTTTACTATAGCACTGGCGATATTAACAAGAAACAATTAAAAGAGTTAATAGAAAAATTAGATACAATAGAATTATGATAACATTACTAAACGGTGAACATTGGGGTAAAGAAGAACTTCTTGCTAATATGTTCGATGATCAATTTTATTATGGCCACTTAGGAAAGCACGCTTTAAGTAGCTCAAGTTTAAAAACTATTCTTAAAAGTCCAAAGACTTATAGAAATGTAATTAAATATGGCGATCCTAATTCAGATAGTCCAGCACTTTCAGCCGGAAAACTTGCTCATTGGATGTTATTAGAACCACACAAGATAGATCAATTACATTTTGTAGATGCTTCGACTAAGAATACAATAAAATACAAAGAAGCAAAAGAAGATTATGGTGAAGTATTTTTAATTAAAGAACGTAAAGCATCAGAAAGATTAATTGATGCAGTATTAAGAAACGAAGCTGCATTAAAACTATTAAGTAATTCAGAATTTGAGGTTCCAGAAATTGCTATGCTTGAAGGATTACCCTTTCGTGGCAAAGCAGATATCATACAAGGAGACACCATCACAGATTTTAAAACGTCAGCAGAGCTTGGAAAATTTCGTTATTCAGCAGATAAATATGGATACGATTTGCAGGCCTATATGTATTTGAGACTCTTTAATAAAAAGAAGTTTAATTTTCTGGTCGTAGATAAAGCAAGTACCGACATAGCAATATTCGAAGCGAGTGAAAAGTTTATCGAAAAAGGAAAAGAAAAGTTTTTTACAGCAGTTGAGAATTATAAATACTTTTTCGAGGATAACAATGATCTTGATCAATATGTAATGAGGGGAATACTATGAAAATAGAACTATCAAACAAAATAGTTAAAGACAGGTATACTAAATATGTATGTGAAAGTTTCGATATACAAAACAGCGAAGAATCAAAAATAACTATTGAAGCTAATTTAAATTCAATACCTAAAGACTTTAATATTGGCGTTGTATATGGTGGAAGTGGATCGGGTAAAACGTCTATATTAAAACACTACTTTAAAAAGCCAATAGATGAAAGTTATTTTGATAACGACAAAGCTTTAATATCAAACTTTGATTGGTTAGATCCAGATGGTGCAACACAGTTATTATCTTCAATGGGATTGTCTTCAGTTCCCACTTGGTTGAGGCCTTATAGAGTTTTGTCTAATGGAGAACAATACAGAGCCAATCTTGCTTACATTGTCGGTAAAGCCACCCAAAACGAAGTTATATTAATTGATGAATACACAAGTGTGGTTGATCGAGATGTAGCGAAAGCTATGAGCAACGCATTACAAAAGTATATAAGAAGAAGTAATAAGAAAATAGTATTGGCTTCGTGTCACTTTGATATAATGGAATGGCTTCAACCTGATTGGATTTACTCACCACAAAAAGGTCGTCTTGAGATAGCGACACGGCTTCGGCAACGACCAGAAATTAGGCTTCAGATATTTCGATGCAGATATGAAACTTGGAACTTATTCAAACAGCATCATTATTTAACAGAAGATTTAAACAAAGCGTGTAAGTGTTATGTTGTTTTATATAATAGTAAGCCAGTTGCTTTTGTTGGTATATTACCATTGCCATCTGGAACTATTCAAAACGCGTATAGAATCAGTCGGATTGTAGTTTTGCCAGACTTTCAAGGTTTAGGCATTGGAATTAAATTGTTAAACTATTTTGGTTCTATGTATAAAGCAGATAATAAAAGTCTTTATATAAAAACAAGTAATCCATCTTTGTTTAGTGGAATGAGTCGAAACGTTCACAACTGGAAATTATCAAATGAAAGCAATGACATCGAACAAGTAAAAAGAATTAATCAATCTTTAATAGAAAAAGAAAAGAGTGGAGAGATAAAGTTTAATACAGGAATTAAACTAAGAAAAGAAAGTATAACAAAATCATACAAGTATATAGGAGAAGAAACAAACGACAATATAAACATAATTAAATTTAAATCAGAAGTATATAAACATATAGCACAAAATCAAATTAGTATATTTGACATTATAACCCCAGAACAATTATGAATTACAAAGAAGATTACCACAACAATCATTTAAACTGGTTATTATCAAACAACACAGATGCTAAACGATCTATTATGGACATAGATGGTTTTATAACTAA